AATTTATTACAATTAAATATGAATATCAAGGAAACGAAAAAGAATATAATCCAAGCTGGGCACAAAGCAGTTGAAGAACTAATTAAAGTAGCAAAAGAAGCTATTGTAGATTCAGACGACGATATATCAGCTGATAGATTAAAAAATGCAGCAGCAACTAAAAAGCTAGCTATATTTGACGCATTTGAAATATTAAATAGAATCCACGAGGAAGAAAATATGTTAGAAGGAAAACCTATAGAAGAAAAAAAAGAGGTTAAGTTTAAAGGATTCGCAGAAGGCAGATCTAAGTAATGTACGAGCAAACATTAGTTAAGGTTGTAAAACCTATAAAATTAAACACCATTAAAAGACTTAATAAATCTAAAAAATGGAAATATGGTTATAATAAAGAGGCTGATATAGTTTGTATATCTAAAACTGGTATGATAGGTGAGGTAATAGAAATACAAGGATTTCAAATAGCTCTACCTAAGCAACCCAAAGAAGTATACTCTTGTAGTAAAATTAAATCAGAACAGAAATGGAAAAGATTTCCGGCTAATCCTGATTTTAAAAGAATTAAAACCGTATTTGATTGGCAAGAATATCCAGATGATTTTAAAGAAAAACATTATGGATATATAGACGAAGAGTTTAGAAGAAGAGAAGAAGGTTTTTGGTTTATGAACAATGGTAAACCAACTTATATAACAGGTACACATTATATGTACTTACAATGGAGCAAAATTGATGTTGGAGCTCCAGATTATAGAGAGGCAAATAGATTGTTTTATATATTTTGGGAGGCTTGTAAAGCAGATAAAAGAAGTTACGGAATGTGTTATTTAAAAAATAGACGTTCTGGGTTTTCTTTTATGAGTTCAGCTGAAACTGTTAATTTAGCGACTTTAGCTAGTGATAGTAGATTCGGTATATTATCTAAAACTGGTGCAGATGCAAAAAAGATGTTTACAGATAAAGTAGTACCAATTAGTATAAATTATCCATTCTTCTTCAAGCCAATACAGGACGGTATGGACAGACCAAAGTCCGAACTCGCTTACAGGGTACCAGCTAAAAAATTTACTCGTAGAAAGATGAGAGAGCGAGAGGAGCAAGATGATATGGAGGGGTTAGATACAACTATTGACTGGAAGAATACAGGTGACAATAGTTATGATGGTGAAAAATTATCTTTATTAGTTCACGATGAAAGTGGGAAATGGGAAAGACCTGATAATATAAAAAATAACTGGAGAGTTACAAAAACTTGTTTACGATTAGGTAGTAGGATAGTTGGTAAATGTATGATGGGATCAACAAGTAATGCTCTTGATAAAGGTGGTGATAATTTTAAAAACTTATATAACAATTCAGATGTTACAAAGCGAAATAGAAATGGACAGACTAAGTCAGGATTATATTCTTTGTTTATTCCTATGGAATGGAATTACGAGGGTTTCATCGACGAGTACGGACAACCTGTATTCAACACTCCTCGAGAACAAAAATTTGATCCACACGGAGTAGATATAGACTATGGTGTTATAGATCATTGGGATAATGAGGCAGATGGACTTAAAGATGATCAAGATGCTTTAAATGAATTTTATCGCCAGTTTCCTAGAACTGAAGAACACGCATTTAGAGATGAGACAGGTTATAGTTTATTTAATCTTATAAAAATCTATGAACAAATAGATTACAATGAAGGAAATAGGAACTCATCAGTACTAACAACTGGGAACTTTCAATGGGCTAACGGAATTAAAGATACTCAAGTGACTTTTAATCCAGATCCTAAAGGAAGATTTAAAGTAAGTTGGGTTCCAAGTGCAAAATCACAAAATAACGTTATTTTAAAAAATGGCGTAAAATATCCAGGTAATGAACATATGGGCGCATTCGGTTGTGATTCATATGATATATCTGGAACAGTAGATAGTAGAGGATCAAAAGGGGCTTTGCATGGATTAACCAAGTTTTCAATGGAAGATGCTCCAGCTAATACATTCTTTTTAGAGTATATAGCAAGACCACAGACAGCTGAAATATTTTTTGAAGATATATTAATGGCATTGGTATTTTATGGTATGCCAATATTAGCAGAGAATAACAAACCAAGATTATTGTACTATTTACGAAGAAGAGGTTATAGAGGTTTTAGCATGAATAGACCCGATAAGGTTTGGAACAAATTGTCTGTAGCAGAAAAAGAAGTTGGTGGTATACCAAACTCAAGTGAAGATATAAAACAAGCTCACGCTGCTGCTATAGAAATGTATATCAATGATCACGTTGGATTGCTACAGGATGGTACTTATGGTACTATGTATTTTAATGAGACGCTTAACGATTGGTCTAAATTTGATATAAATAAAAGAACAAAGCACGATGCCTCTATTAGTTCGGGATTAGCTATAATGGCTTGTAATAGACATTTATATAGACCAAATCCTGATAAAGAAAAAACACCATTAAATTTGAGTATATCAAAATATAATAATAAAGGAATTTCATCTAGAATAATTAAAGAAAAAATATGAGATTAACAGAACATTCTATAAATTTTCCATCACAAGCGGTTAGTGATTTAGAGAAACTAAGTGAAGAATATGGTTTAAAAGTAGCAAAAGCTATCAGACATGAGTGGTTTTCAGGATCTACGTCTAAATACAATAGTCATCTAAATAATTTTCATACTTTAAGATTGTATGCTAGAGGAGAACAACCTATACAAAAATATAAAAACGAATTATCTATAAACGGTGACTTATCTTATCTTAATTTAGATTGGAAACCAGTTCCTATTATTCCTAAATTTGTAGATATCGTTGTTAATGGGATGGCACAAAGAAATTATGAAATAAATTGTTTTTCTCAAGACCAATATGGTGTTAGTGAGAGAACTGAATACATGGAATCTATATTACGTGATATGCGAGCTAAAGAATTTAATAATATGGTTAAATCTTCGTTTGATATAGATTTATATGAAAACGAACCAGAGAAACTACCAGATACAGAAGAAGAACTAGCATTACATATGCAACTTGAGTATAAACAAGCTGTTGAATTAGCAGAAGAACAAGCGTTAAATGTCTTATTTGAAAATAGTGATTATGATTTAATAAGAAGAAGATGTTTATATGATTTGGCAACTATAGGTATAGCCGCTACAAAAACAACATTTGATTTTTCTAGTGGAGCAAAAGCCAAATACGTTGATCCAGCAAACTTAGTTTATTCTCATTCAGAGTCTCCTTATTTTGAAGATTTGTATTACATTGGGGAAATAAAAGAGTTACCAATAAACGAATTAGTAAAAGAGTTTCCAGAATTAACTGAAGATCAAATAGAGAATATATTAAGTAAGAGAGCTTATCCACTAGATTACGTTCATAATAGTGATAAAAACAAAGTTCAAGTTTTGTATTTTAATTATAAAACACATATGAGCAATGTCTACAAATTAAAGTCTACAATAGCTGGTGGTGAAAAAGTAATACAAAAAGATGATTCATTTAATCCTCCTGCTAATATGGAAGGTAACTTTCAAAAGTTAGAGAGAGTAATTGAGGTTTTATATGAAGGCGTGTATTTAATAGGTGCAGATGAAATATTACGATGGAGAATGTGTCCAAATATGATGAGATCAGATTCTGATTTTAATTCAGTTAAAATGAACTATCAAATTGTAGCTCCTAGAATGTATGAGGGTAGAATAGAATCATTAGTTGGTAGAATAACAGGTTTTGCTGATATGATTCAATTAACTCATTTAAAGTTACAACAAGTAATGGCTAGAATGGTACCAGATGGTGTTTATTTAGACGCAGACGGTTTAGCTGAAATAGATCTTGGTAATGGAACTAATTACAGCCCGCAAGAAGCTTTAAACATGTTCTTTCAAACTGGTAGTGTTATAGGTAGGAGTTTTACGTCAGAAGGAGATGGTAATCCTGGAAAGATACCTATACAACAAATAAATAATGGTGTTAATGGTGGTAAATTACAAAGCTTAATTCAAACCTATAATTATTATCTTCAAATGATAAGAGATGTGACCGGCTTGAATGAAGCTAGAGATGCTAGCACTCCAGATAGAGACGCTTTAGTAGGAGTGCAAAAATTAGCAGCTGCAAATTCAAATACAGCAACTAGACACATACTTCAATCAATGTTATATTTAACGGTTGAAGCCGCAGAATGTTTATCGCTTCGTATAGCTGATATAATTGAGTACTCTCCAACAAGAGATGCTTTTATAAGAGCTCTTGGCGCTCATAATGTTGCTACATTAGAAGAAATGAAAAATTTACACCTATATGACTTTGGTATATTTATAGAATTATTACCAGATGAAGAGGAAAAAGCTTTATTAGAAAATAACATACAAGCGGCTTTACAACAACAAACTATTGATTTAGATGACGCTATTGATTTACGTAATGTTCGTAATATAAAATTAGCTAATCAATTGCTAAAAGTTAAAAGAAAGGCTAAAATTGATAGAGATCAACAACAGCAACAACAGAATATGCAAGCACAGGCTCAAGCTAACGCACAAGCACAGCAAGCAGCTGCTCAAGCAGAAGCTCAAAAGTCTCAAGCAAAAGCACAAGCCGAGGCATCATTAGAACAAACAAAAAATCAATTAAAGATACAATATTTACAACAAGAAGTACAGTCTAAAAAAGAGTTAATGCAATTTGAGTTTGAGTTGAACAAGAGGTTAGAAGGAATGCAACAGCAAAAAGATGATGATAAAGAAAAAGAAAGAGAAGATAGAAAGGATCTACGTGTTGATAGACAAGCGAAGCATCAAATGGACATGATTGAGCAAAGAAAACAAGGTGATACTGATAAAAAATTTGAATCATCAGGTAATGATATACTTACCGGAGGAGCGGGAATTGAGAAATTTTCACCTTTTTAATTTTTAATATTTTATAAAATTTTATTATGATAGAACTAAACGAAGAAGTTACTGAAGAAGTAACTGGCTCTGTTGAAGAAACAACAGACGAAAATACAGAACAACCTGTAGAAGAGGTTGTTGAAGAACCAATAGATGAATCTAAATTTGATAGCGCTGGCGATGATAGTGTTACAAAAATAGATTTAAGTAAACCTCCCACAGTTCCTAAAGAAGAAGAGGTTACTAAAGTAAAAATTGTTGATCAACCAAAAGTTGAAGAGTCTACAGAAAAACCTATAGAGGATTTACCTGTAATAGAAGAAATAACAGAGGACAATCAAGAAGATACTCAAAATGTTATTGAAGAACCAACAGTTGAGAAGGTAGAATCACCGATGTCGCTACCAGAGAATGTACAGAAATTAGTAGATTTTATGGACGAAACTGGAGGTGATATAAATGATTATGTAAACTTAAACAGAGACGTCGAAAAAATGGACGACTCCGACGTGTTAGATGAATATTACAAAACTACTAAATCTCATTTAACTCCTGAAGAAAGAAGTTTTTTATTAGAAGAAACTTACGGTGTTAATGAAGATACTGATGATGATAGAACAGCACGTATGAAAAAGATAGCCCTTAAAGAGCAAGTTGCCGAGGCTAGAGCCTACTTAGACAGGCAAAAGTCTAAATACTATGAAGACATCAAGGCTGGTTCAAAGTTGACCGATGAACAAAAAGCAGCTATTGATTTTTTCAATAAATCTGAAGAACAGAAGAAAAAATTTGAAGCAAGTAAAAAGACATTTTTAACTAAAACTGATAACTTATTTTCTAAAGAATTCAAAGGTTTTGAATACAATGTAGGAGATAAAAAATATAGATTTAATGTTAAAGATGCTGATAAAGTGAAAACCTCACAAAGCGATATTAATAATTTTGTTAAAAAATTTACTAATAAAGAAACTTCAAACTTAGAAGATGCTGAAGGTTATCATAAATCTTTATTTACAGCTATGAACGCGGACACTATTGCTAAACATTTTTATGATCAAGGTAAAGCAGACGCTATTAAAGATCAAGTTGCTAAAGATAAAAATATAGATTTAAATCCTAGAAAAACACACGGCGAATACGAAACTGGAGGCGTTAAAGTTAGAGTGCTAGGTGATTCTTCTTCTGAACTTAAAAACAGATCCTTCAAGATTAGAAAGAAAAGTTAAACAATTTAAAACAAATATATTATGGCAATTACACCAGGCGGTAGTTTGAATAGTGTACCTTCAGCACAGAAGGTAGCATTAGAAACAAACTACTTAGATTTTACGTCGGGCACAAATGACTGGGCTCAACAATACCTGCCTGACTTAATGGAAAAAGAAGCAGAGGTTTTCGGACCGAGAACTATTTCTGGTTTCTTATCTAAAGTTGGAGCGGAAGAGGCTATGCAAGCTGATCAAGTTGTATGGTCTGAACAAAGTAGATTACACCTTTCTTATAAAGGTCACATTCACCATGTGTCTACAAACGGTGGTCAAATTGATATCACTTCTGATATTGACGGAAACGTATTAGCTGACGGGTTTACTGCTGCTAATCATGGTATTAGAGTTAACGATACTGTTATCGTTGCTAACTCTGAAGCCGTAGCTAAATGTTTAGTATCAGCGGTATCTGACGCAAGGATAGATGTTAGACCTTACGAATATGCTGCGTTAACTAACGCTGGATTTTCAACTACTGACACTTTGGATACTACTATATTAGTTTATGGTTCTGAGTTTGTTAAAGGTGTTGGTTACAACCAAAAGGGTGGTCCTCATTCTGATAGTAGAGATTCTAACGAACCAACGTTCAAATCTTTTTCTAATAAACCAATTATTATGAAAGATTACTACGAGATATCAGGATCTGATACAGCTAGAGTTGGTTGGGTTGAAGTTTCTACTGAAAATGGACAATCTGGTTATTTATGGTATTTAAAAGCTGAGGCTGACACAAGAGCTAGATTTACTGATTATTTAGAAATGGCAATGTTAGAAGCCGTTAAAACATCAGACACTTCAACAGGTGTTGAACTTATCGTTGACGACTTCTTATATGGAACTGACGGTGGGGAAACTGTTGGTACTGAAGGTTTATTTGCTGCTATTGAAAATAGAGGTAATATAACCACTGGTGTTACAGGTGTTAACGCTGCTACTGATTTAGCAGAATTCGATGCTATTTTAGCTGAATTTGACAAGCAAGGTGCTATTGAAGAATACATGATGTTCGTAAACAGAGCTACTAGCTTAGCTATGGACGACATGCTTGCTTCAATGAATTCTTATGGAGCTGGAGGTACTTCTTACGGAGTATTTGATAATTCAGAGGATATGGCATTAAATTTAGGTTTCTCAGGATTTAGAAGAGGTTCTTATGACTTCTACAAATCTGACTTTAGATATCTAAATGATTTAGCTACAAGAGGTGGTATTAATACTGCTAACTCTACTAACGCTATTAGAGGTGTTATGATCCCAGCTGGGGTATCTACTGTATATGATCAAAACATGGGTAAAAACATGAAAAGACCATTCTTACACGTTAGATATAGAGCTTCTCAAACAGACAATAGAAAAATGAAAACTTGGACTACTGGTTCTGT